ACCTGACTCGTTACCCATCTCTTCTACTGCGGATATCTTCTTGATGACATTGGATTTGACGTAGTCGGAAACAGGTAATTCAAGAACACGAAACTTATGCGGAATATCGCCTTCGGAAATACTTAATGACGTCATTTTTTCCATGAGCATTTTGAGCTTGTCTTTTCGGTCAGTGGGTTGTTTCTTGTAGTATTCCATTTCAAGCTTGGAAAGTTGTAATGGAAGTTTTCCTTCTTGTTTCTTCTTGGAAGTTTGAGAACGGGAAGATGGACGAGTGGCGTACTTGTCTACCAAATACTCAATGAAGTTTGAAGCATCTTCTTCAAAGACTTCCTCGTAATCTTCGTCGTCTTCATCGTCTTCGTCATCAGGTTTGACGATGATAAGGGAAATGGCGGGTTTTTCATCCTCAGCAGAAGATGAGTCCAAGGTATCGTCCTTGATCCACAAAGTGTCGCTGTCTGCCTCCTTCTTCTTCTTGGGAGGCGGAGGTTTGACTGAATCATCTTTCATATCCTCCGATGATTTACGATCTCGCGCGCATTCACGAGAAGACCTCTTGGTCATTTGTTAAGACGTTAAAAGAAAATCAGGAAATTCTACCACTTTGAAAGTAATGGACGTAGAAGAAGTCGCAAAAATCGCTCAGGAACAAATTGACAAGGAAGCGGCTAATAACCCTAACGTCAAGAACATGATGAAGATAGTAAGGGACTTCATTCATCAACATCGTGTAATGTGCTACGGAGGAACAGCCATCAACAATCTGCTTCCTCCATCAGAACAGTTCTACGACTTTACAATTGACATACCTGACTACGACTTCTTTTCAGAAACTCCACAAGTCCACGCAGCTAAATTAGCAGACAGATTAGCAAGTGCCGGATTCGAAAGCGTTGAAGTCAAACCAGGAGTCCATTTAGGAACATTCAAAGTATTCTGCGACTACATAGGAGTAGCTGACATTTCACATCTAGATAAACCCATTTTTCGTAAGTTATGGGCAGAAAGTATTGAAAAAGAAGGAATCCATTACGTTCCACCAAATTACTTGAGAATGGCCGTATACTTAGAACTTTCCAGACCTAAGGGTGATGTATCAAGATGGAAGAAGGTATATGGTAGATTACAAAAATTAAACAACGCTTATCCTATGACCTGTCCAAAAGAAGAAATGGAAGTCAGCGAAATGTTCTTGGACGAAGACACACGTGACCAAATCAAGGAACTCTTAAAGAAAGAAAAAGTAGTTTTACTTGGATTCAATGCCTCAATGATCCAATCCGTCAAACATCAACGCAGATGGATGTTTCCATTAGACTTGCTTGTAACACCTGAACGTAGACCTGAAGTCGTTAAATCATTTGCTATGTTCTTTGCTCAACACGAACGAGTCAAAGTAAAAGACTTCTCTGCTTACGGAGAACTACTTCCACCACACACGGACATATACGATTCAGAAACCAAAACATTGTTGGTTCGCATTTACGAAACAACAGCGTGTCACAGTTACAACGAAAGTCCATCAGGATTACTTATTGCGAGTGTTCCCACATTACTACAATTCTTCTTGGCTGCGTTGTATGCCTCTAACGAATTCAGAGACCCTTTTCCAGAACAACGATTTCTTTGCACTGCTGAACATTTAGTCAATCTAGCAAACGAGAACGTCAAACGAAGATACAAGATATTAACTCCAATAACCTGTTTAGGTAAACAACCTTCATTAGTTGATATGCGAGTAGAACGTTCAGAGATGTATGAAAAGTTATCGAAAGACAAGAACTCTCGTGAATTTTTAGAACTGTTTTTCACTTATACTCCAACGGACTTGACTAAAACACAACGTCAAAAAGTAAGAACATCATTAAGAAAGACACTGAAGCATTAAGGGAATGGAATACCTTCAAGTGCTCCGTCGAATGCGACACCAGTACATCCAGAACATCCAGCAGCACCAGTAAAATTGAAACGTCCGAAATCGTAAGTCAAACGAATTTGATTGCCGTATTTCATAAAGTTGGGTTCGGGGTATTTATTACCTGAATATGAAGAGTTCAGAGTAATATACGTCAAACGTTCTTTAAGCGCACGTGTCCAGTCTTGTGCGTCACGAGTGTATTGTGGAACATAACCAGTTAATCCTGCGGGTCCTTGCGCGCTCATTTATACTTACTAATATAAAGGATGTTGAAATATTGGAAACTCATTTTACTTGCCATAGTTGTTATTGGAGTTTTGTATTTCTTGACAAGACCAATGACAGAAGGATTGACTTCTAATCCCCCAGTAGAAAACCCTTTACCAGGTCAAGGTCCGATGGCAGGTCAAGGTGCGACAATGGCATTATCCCCAGTCGTTCCAAGTCCATCGACAAGCGGAACGGCACTTACATCTGCTCCTGCTACAGTTCCTCCTTCTACTACGATTCTTCCTTCTGTAGATAATACACCATTACCATCACCAACTCCTTTAATGCCTCAAATAAATCCTGCTCCTGCTCCTTCTCCTACAACAGTATCTGCTACTCCTTTACCAAAAGAACCAATTGGTCATATACGTTATGATTTAGATAATGTCACAAAATCAGTAGATAACATAAAAAATACGCTAAATAATATGTAATGGCGTCAAAGAGACAGTATCTTCTTATTATTGCGTTTGTGTTCCTGGTTTCTGTTATAGCATACATGATCGCAAACAAAGAAAGAGTGATCGTTGAACATTTGAGCGATCCAAATTATCCAGATGTCCCAGACGATATTTTACAATTGCCCGAACCTTTGAGAACAACGGCAATCAATAATTTCATGAATTCTCCAGCGGGAATGCGACCAAGAATAGACCGGCTGGAAAAGAACTTGAACGATTTAATAACAAAGTCTCAATCACAAGCAGCAGATGCCGAAGAAGCTAAACGCAAACTTCAAACTGTTCAATGAGACGTCCAGAATGATATTCCAGAATAAGGAGGCAATGAACCACTTACACTTGTATCTGCCTGTGGAGTTGATTGCATTAATTCATTTATAGAAGAAGCGTTCAACAAGTAACGGAAATACTGAAGCGATGCAATTTGTCCGTTGAATCCTCCGTTCAATCCAACGTGTGCGACATCGTCGTTTTGTCGTGGAACATTGACTAATGTATGATGCATATAAAGAGTTCCGTTGACGTAAATATCTACTGCCGATTGAGAAACGGCAATCGCAACATGAATCCACTTCTTTGCGGGAATGTTACCGATAGGTATAACTTCTGTTCCTCCAAAGGTGTCTAATTTAACAATCAACGAATTGCTATTGGAATCAAGGAAGAGAGCAGGACACATAGACGATAAGTCCATGGGTCCCTTGCTGAAGATGACTTTAGGTTCTCCATACTTGTAAGAGAAATCGTCTATCTTGACCCAGCAGGCGTAAGAGAACGACATACCTGGATCTTGATCATCCGAAGGAGGTAAATACAATTTACTAGAGAACGGTGTTCGTCCATCGGAAATCACGGTGGTGATTGGGTAAGTTGTTGATGCTACCGCCTTACTAGTCAAGGAATAGTAGATGATGGCTACTACTAGAATAGTAACTCCTACGGCAATTGCGATTGTATAAGTGTCCATTATTTAAAACACATAGGTATTTTACATACCAAGAAGATCGCCATAGAAGTATAGAGTTTGACTATTACGATCAAAGTAAAAATCACGTGATAATGTAGTGTATCCAGTAGGACCAAACCCAGTAGGACCAGGAGGAATATAAGCGGTTGATCCTGTAGGTCCACCGTATCCATAGAAAATTACTGTTCCACGAGGTGCTGAAGATCCTGTTGGGTAGAACAATACATTATTAACGGTTAAGGTTTGAGTTGGTGCTACCATGAGAATTTCTGCTGAAACTGGTCCAGTATTACCAATAGGAAAAGTTGCTATTGTAGATCCGTTCTGAATTGCGTTGAAATTTACTCCATCCATGTAATCTGCTAAAATATCTCCCGCAGTAAATGTTCCTGTATAAGCAGTGTTTCCGTTCTGATCATAAACATTCAATACATTTGGGTATGTTAAATCAATATAGTAAGTATTTTTATTTATGTTTAATATTTCTTGTATTTCTGCTCCTGATTCTGCTAACGTAGGTGCCACAATTTCTAAGTATGATCCTTGAGTAGGAGTAGGAAACGATTGAACAGACGATACACTTGACGCAGTTGCTCCTCCTGTCATAGTAAAAGCCGTTGGACTTATAATTTTGAGATTAGGTGAACCAGATGTCCATCTTGTGAAGGAATATCCTGCAGTTCCTGTAGGGTAGAACAATAAATTGTTAACGGTTAAATCTTGTGTTGGAGTTGCCATAGACATTGCTCCATAAATAGGTCCGGTTAGACCAATAGGAGAAGTTGCTATGACAGAACCATTTTGAGTTGCATAAAAATTTACTCCATCGCTGTATGCTGCTAAAATATCTCCTGGTGTAAATGTTCCATTAAATTGAATATTCGTCATTCCAGAGTAATAAACAATTGTTAATACATTTGGATAAGACAAGTCAACAACAAAGGCGTTCATTAACAAAGCAAATCCTAATTGTATTTCTGCTCCTGATTCTCCTAACGTAGGTGCAGTAATCTCTATATATGATCCTTGAGTAGGAGTAGGGAATGATTCAGCCGATATTATATATGCTTGTGAAGTTCCTCCTGTTTTTGTAATAGTTGTTGGTCCAACAACTTTAATATCTCCTGAACTTGGTATCCATCTTGTGAAGGCAGGTCCTTGTGGTCCTGTAGGTCCTGTTGATCCAGCAGATCCGGCTGTTCCTGGAGGTGGTCCTCCGAATGGAAGAACGCGTCGAGATGCGCTTGCTAAAGGATTTCTTGAAAATGGTGAACCTGATACAGAATACCAGTTAATCGTATCGTAACTTACGATAAATGAAACTGGGTTAGGTATTAGGTTGCCATTGATATCGTATGCGTCGGGGAATTTTCCTCCTGCGACCCAAACTTCTCCATTCCACGTAACGGTAGTAAAGGAAACTCCTTCAAATCCTGCTACATTTGTCCAATTGTCTCCATCTTGACTTGTCCATAAATTTGAAGCGTCTCCATTACCCACACATACCCAGTAAATACCGTTCCATGCGACATCAGTAGCAAAAAAGGCAGTACCGTTTGGAAGATTGCTCAACACGCCGTTCCAACTATTTCCTCCATCTGTAGATTTAACAATGGAATAAAAGAATCCATTAAATCCACCACCACATGCTAACCAATAATGACCGTTGTAACGTAAAGAAGATGGAACGTATATCCCAATATTCGCACTTTGGTAAAAATTAATACCATCCGTGCTTGTCAAAACTGCGTTATCTCCGTAATTGTCGTATGTATCGATAATGAACCATCTGTTCCCTCCATCTGTCGCAACTTTGCTAGCATAAAGAGACGTTGTTCCGCCAGGTGGAAAATTAGGTGTGTAATTAACTGGTATCCATGTATTACCGTCATCCAAACTATAGAACATGTGATTAAAATTGTTAGTATAAGCGTCATTACCTTGGGTTCCTACTGCTATCAAAATAGCCTGTGAGGCATTATACGCTATACTTAAACATTGTCCTACACCTTGTCCAAATTGAGAAAATGGGTCTGTTGTAATAGCAGGAACAAACCATTCCTTACCGTTGTTGCTTTTTAAAATAGACGATGAACCTATATCAGAAGACGCTTGTCCTCCTGCTACCCAAATATTACCAGTCCATACAACTGTGTTTCCTGTTAAAAAAGGTGGAGAAGATCCTGTGGGTCCAGATAGACCCGTTACTGCGTTCAACCAGGTAGTACCGTTCGTAGAATATTTGATTGAAGACGTTGTGTCAGAACCAACTGCCACCATAAAGTTTTCATTGGTAGATGGAACGGCTGATGTTCCATCTGTCGAAGTAAGGAGGATATTACCTGCCGAATCTGTGGACATAAATGATGAACCTACATAAATAGTTTGTGCGGCTACGTTCATAGACTTGAACGGTTTAGATCTTGAACCAAGGTTAAACACACCACTTTGAGTTGGAATAATATCGGCATTCACGTAAATTGTAGGATCTGAACTAGCAGTTGCCCCCTTACCGAAATCTGTTACTATAGATGGTCCAAGAATAATAGCTTCAGAATAATGATTTCCTGTGAATCCATTTGTTCCTCCGTTAACCATAAGATATCCAGTACCTCCAGATGAAACGTAATGTGTAACAGGTGTCGCAGGTCCAGTAGGACCAGTGTTTCCAGGAGAACCTTGTAATCCAGTTGGTCCCGGTGGACCTGGTGGACCTGGATTTTTAATTTGAACACCGAGTGAACATAATCCTGAACCAGGTGTGTATCTATATGTCGACATCCTTATTGTATTTAATATATACTTGAATAACCAATTTATTGACTCATTAGAACGTGTATTCCTTGATTGTCTTTCCCAATGTATCATAGAGTCCAAACTTAACTGCGTAACCAGTAGTATCTGCGGCTAAAGATGTTACATTTGCAGTTTCAGCACGACAGGCAGTATCCTTAGAGAAGAAAGTCGCAGCATCGGTAGGGCTTAAACTTGAATTGGAGTATTGGAAGTTACAGAGTAAGCCAGAGTATCCTCCATTAGGAGAAATTTGGATGTTTCCGGTGGCAGGTTTAGGAACTCCAGAAATGAAGCAGGATTTAACTAATTTGCCGTCAATGTATACATCGAGGTTACGATCGAAGACAGTCAAGGATACAGAGAACCAAGATTGGAGAGGAATATTGGGGACTTCGCAAATGAATACGTCGCCATTAGAATTGGAATCTCCATAAGCAGAAGGTTCATTTGAGGCACTCGAGTTATCTGCGGGGAACACAGAGATGGAAATTCTCAAAGTGTTGTCTGTTGGATGTAAAACTACACGAGGGTTTTGGATCATTGCGACCATTGGATCTGATCGAACGACAACTGGTTTTTCTTTTCCGTATCCGTAGTTCCAGTCTTTTACGTACATCCACCATTGCATTCCGTAAGAACCTGTACTTACTGCCGAAAGAGGAGCAGATGTAGCAGTGACAAATGTGCTAGTTGTTGTATCTTGAGGACCCGGTAACATACCTTCACCAAACACCCAACTCCATAAATAGGGAGGAGGAGGTTGTTGACCTTTGGCGATGGCAGGTGTAGCTATTTCAGAAGCTGCTTGGTTGTACAAAGAACTGGCTTCTCCGGACGCAGCGGTAGATGCTTGGTTGTACAAAGAACTGGCTTGATCAGAAACTCCAGATGCAGTAGTAGATGCTTGGTTGTACAAAGAACTTGTTGTATCCGAGGCAGTTTTGTAAGCATCTGAAGATGTAACAGTATTTGCTTGATCTGAAATAGACTGAGTAGCCTTATTCAAAGTGTCTAGCAGTTTACTTGTGTCGGTGCCATCAGGATTCGTAAATTTTTGAATTACACCGGGAAGGATGTAAGTTCTAAGTCCATTGTTTCGAGCATACAAATCGTAAAATATAAGACCTAAAATGATAAGGATAACAATACCGACTATTCCTACACCTATATACAATCTTGTCCTCCATAACGAAGATACTGCCTCTGCCGCTACTCTGTTTGCCTCTTCGATTGCCTGTTGAGCTGCCGCTGCGTTTTGTTGAGCAAGAGACGACAAATATTCTCCTGAAAAAGTGGCCCCTTGTGCTTTTGAAATATCAGGAGTAACAAAGGTTGGTGCCTGAACTTGTTTCGTTTGAGATCCTCCCATTTGTTAAAAAGACCGAAGTAAAAAACGGACCATATAACAGTGAAATGAACGTCAAGGAAATGTATTGTAATAACTGCGGTGGGCAAGGGCATGTATTTAGGTCATGTAAAGAACCAGTAATATCTTGCGGTATTCTGCTAATTAGAGGGGCTTATGAACCTCTTAAGTTGCCAGTAGATCCAAGAACGATTGGGGTATTTATGGTGAAACGCAAAGATTCTATGTCCTACATGGAATTCATAAGAGGAAAATATGATTTGGGGGATTTAGATTACGTCAATAGTCTGATTGGAAACATGACTATTCCCGAGCAGAAGAAGATCGTGGATGAAGAGTTTGATACTTTATGGACACAATTATGGGGTCCAGGAAGGGACACACATTCTACAGAATACGAGATTTCAAAGATGAAGTATTACCAACTAGATCGAAAGTCAATTACGGCAATAAATAGATCAAAGTATCCTGAACCCGAATGGGGATTTCCAAAGGGACGAAGAAACAAGGGTGAATCTGACTTAGAATGCGCAACGAGAGAGTTTTGGGAAGAAACGAACATAGGTAAAGAGGCATACACTGTAAAAGAAGATATGGTATTTGTAGAAGACTTCAAGGGAACCAACAACATTCAGTATAGACACATATACTTTGTCGCACTCTTAGATTCGTCAAAGACAATCAACACCAGACAGAAATTGACTTATATGCAAAGCAAAGAAATATCGGAAGTTGGATGGAAAACGTTGTCTGAGTGTAGAAGTATTATAAGACCACACTACGTTGAACGATTGAACATGCTAATGAAACTTGAACGTATGATTGCCACGTATCAAAGTGTGAGTAAATAAGCAAGGATGGATATAGCTATTAAAACTGGACTTATGTTTGGAGGATTTACCGTATCTGGAGCGTGTATTATCATGGCGGCAACATACACGAAATGTTCCAAATACAATCTATCGGACGCATTCAAGAACGGAGCCATTATATCCGCGTTTCCAAGCATAGCGTTTGCCGTTGCCTCGTTTTTTGAATTTGTGAGAAACCCATTTGTCCACTTCTTTGAAGAATTCGGAATAGAACATGACATAGCAATAAAATTGGGATTAGGTTATTTTATGATGCTTTTTATTTGGCCAGCCACAATTTGGGGAATCATAAAAGGTGAAACCGCAGCTTGTGTATCTACTGCCGACGAAATAACCGATTTTAAAACAAAGTTGTTGTCTCAATTACACGACAAGCAACAAGCAGACGCAAAGGCAACAGCGCCTCCTCCTAAAACATCTTAACTTCTGTTTTAATAATGGAGAATCCCGTTTGTAACGTGGAAGTAATTGTGAACCCAAATAGGAAGTATGCAAATACTGTCAATTTGGCGTTCTTTAGAGCTTATCCTCTATACAAAAATTTTGAAATTTATGTAGAAGGGTTAAAGAACTGGAAAGAATACAAAAAAAATTATCCAGATAGTCAGATCCAGATATTTATAGACAAAAGTATCGAAGAAGATGAGTCTATAATGAAAATCATAAAAGATCTAGACGCACGTGTGTATGTTCTCACTTGTCCAGAGTACGTAATTCATGAAAAGTATCACATTGGGTTATTTCCAACCTTATGGAGATTTTTCCCTTGCTTTGATATTTACAAACACGCATTCAAGGCAGCACATGTACAAGAACTTGAACCAGCTAAGGAAGACATAGTATGGTTCAAGTATATGGATTATTTAGGAAAGCTCAAGTATGATGGTTTAGGTTTAGTGTATAGAGGTTCTAATTTTTATTCACTTACGCATACAAAGCAAAAATTTGAGACACATATTCGTTACCCACCAATGTTTGGAGGAAGATTTATTGTAAGACACCAAGCTCCTTTCACTCTACTGACTGATTTCTTAGAGAGTATCAACAAGAGAAACAAGCCGGTAAATATATACAAGCACCATAAAAAAGCTACAGAAGAACATGGAAATTACAACTTTGGTGTAGATGAAGCATTTTTAAATTATGTTTTTCTAGATTGGTATATTGATAATGGGTTTGTTATCGGCGTATATACAAGGTTTAACCTTTATAAAATGCTGTATCATACATTCGGACGTATTTTTTACAGCGAAAATAACAGCACGACTGCTATGAACTATATTTTACATAAAAAACAGAATTTATCAAAGTCTATAGACGATTTTGAAAAAATGTTTAAGTCGGACCTTCCAAAAGAGTATTCAGAATACGAAAAACAATGCGCTAGACGTTTGTTCTTCATTATTGAAAAGTATCCTAATTGGTTAGGACCACAAGTATCCACATTGGTTGATAAAGTATTCAAAAACGTCATATTCAGTAATTGTGTAATTTTTATTAAAAACAGGGAAATAGTGGATGTGAAGTATTTTGATAAGGTAATGTTAGACTAAAACTCAAAATCCAGAATATATACTACCACAAGATACGATACAATTGCAAGACCTATGATCCAAGTCCAAACAGGGAACACAGTGGATTCACGTTTTCCAACACCGAAGGGTCGGACATTTCCATCTTTACCGAAGGCAATAGCAGGTTTTAGGTAGAGAAACCCAGCAACAAAAAACAGGTAAATAGCAACCATCCATAATTTAGGATTTCTTCGCACAACTTCTTCCATTATCATTTCGTTCCCAAAAATAAGTGAGAGAATGGCGTATGTCTTGCCCAATCGTAAAGCGTTCGCCGACGCAATAACCCGTGTATTCTTGAAATACCGTCAGAAAGATGTAGAAGGCACCGACGGAAGACCTAAAGAACTTTTCCCATACCAAAAACTTGTTCGTGATTACTTGATGATTGAAACTCCTTATCGAGGTCTTTTGTTATACCACGGCCTCGGTTCAGGTAAAACATGTTCATCTATTGCCGTAGCAGAATCCTTGATGTCAAACAAGAAAGTGTATGTCTTGACACCTGCATCATTGGAAGAAAACTATATTGGAGAAATCCGAACTTGTGGTGACCCGATTTATGCTTACGAACAGCACTGGGAAGAAAAGGCAGTCAGAGGTGAAGAGGACAGAGAGGCAGCAAAATTGTTGGGAGTTACAGACGAGTATTTGGACAAGAACGGAAGATACTTCACAACAGTGAAAGATGCTCTACCTAACTTCAAGAACTTGTCACGAGACAAGCAAAAAGGTATTGAAGCGCAAATTGAAGACACTATAAGTTCGCGATTCAATTTCATAAGATACAACGGTATTTCCAGTAATAACATTGATCGTATTTTGCCTTCAGAACATATGTTTGATGACGCAGTGGTAATTATTGATGAAGCACACAACATCATTACATCGGTAGTCAATCAACGAGACATCAGAACCAGAATATACGACTACATTTACAAAGCAAAGAATTGTAAGGTTGTAGCCTTATCAGGAACACCGGCAATCAACAGCCCACAAGAAATAGCCTTTCTCATGAACTTGTTACATGGACCAATAGAGCAAGTGATTGTTCCAACAAAGAGCGCAGTTACGTGGGACGAAGCACTGATGACTGCCTTTTTCCGTCAACAGAAAGATGTGGATACCATAGAATACAACTCGGTAAAAAGAACGTTTTTATTAACACGTAATCCTCCTTACTTTGAAAGTGTGTACAACGAAAAAGGCGAGAGAATAGCAGTAAAATACAACAAGGATTTCAAGCAAGAAGAAGATATCAAGAAATGGGTAGGCACTTGGAAAACAGCATTTGAAACCAAATTTGCAGGAGTTGAGTTGGTCAATGAAGACAAGATGGTAGTCCAAGAACTCCAATGTCTTCCAACAGATATTCCAGACAACGAATTCACAAAAACTTTCATTGACGGATTGAAGGTCAAAAATGCGATGCTTTTCTCAAGACGCGTCCAAGGTTTAGTTTCGTATTACAGAGGAGCAGACGAAAAGAAGTTACCTAAACGATTGGATGAAGATAAGACACTTGTAAAAGTTCCGATGTCTGATGAACAATACTTGAGATACTTGGAATCACGTTCAGAGGAAATCAAGAGAGAAGCAAAAAAGAAACGTATGCCTTCGTTGAACGACAGTATGGGTTCTTTTCGTATGACGTCCCGTTTAGTTTGTGATTACGCTATTCCTCCTGAACTTAAAGTTGGAAATATGGACGACGAAGACGAAGAAACGGTAGCAGATAAGGAAGAAATATTGACAAGATTGAAAGCAGATCCAAAACGTTACTTGTCGCCCGCAGGATTAGCAAACTTTTCTCCTAAGATGGCTACCTTGCTGAAAGATGTGAAGGCCAATATGGGAAAAGACGGTAAGTGGAACAACCAATACGTTTATTCACAATACGAATCATTGGAAGGTTTAGGTGTTTTCAGAGCAGTATTGGAAAATAACGGGTTCCAAGAATACAAGTTGGTGAAAGACGCAGGAATATGGAAGGAAGACCCATCGATGGAAAAAGGTAAACCTGCTTATGGCTTGTATACTGGTAAAAACAAGGACGAACGTGAACTTATTCGTCAAATTTTTAATGATGAATACTCAGATACATTTCCACAAACCTTAAAAGAATCAATCAAGGAAAAGAAGTTGTGTGTCTTATTGGGAAGCAGAGCTTCAGCTGAAGGTATTACATTGAAAAACGTGAGACACGTATACATTTTAGAACCTTACTGGAATCCTGCTTTAATTGATCAAGTCATAGGTCGTGCAATACGTATTAATTCTCATGCGTCTTTACCTGAATCAGAACGAAACGTGACTGTAAAAATGTATATGTCTGTTTTCACACCTGATCAATCCACAACTGCCGATTCAGAAAAAGGTCCTAACATCGTAGCCATTCGTCGTAACGATACAGAATTGAAACGATACGAAGGCGATGAACCAAGAGAAGCCTTCATGAGTTCAGACGAATTCTTATACGAAATTTCTTACCGCAAAGGACGTATCATCAAGAACATAACAAGTATACTAAAACAAGCAGCGGTAGATTGTGAAATTCATCGTAAGTTACATACGAAAGAACAACCAGTTATTCAGTGTATGCGTTTCGATACGGGAGTCACAGGAGAAGATTTGGCATACCGACCGTCTTACTTGAACGACGAAAAAGATGAATTGTATGTTCGAAATCTTGCGAAGAAGAAACGAAGACTTCAAATTATTCGAGTGAAAGGAATCGTGATGCTTTTAGATCCGCAAACGAACGATATATTTGATTATGGAGCATGGGGAGATGAAAAGCGATTGTTCAAAATAGGTATTCGTTCAGGACCAAATATACTGAAGTTTTTACCAGACGTAGTTCTTTAAATTGTTTTTATAGGTGATTTACAAATGGCAACAGTATCTAACGCTGGAGCAGGAACATCAATGGCTAACGTGCAAACTGGAACTCACGGTTTATCTGCGAGTGACTGGACAAGATTACTTAAATTACGTCAAGCAAGAACTTATGTTACTGCTAACTTGACAAACAACGTGGATATCGCTGGTCAAGATCCAGCACAATTACCTTACAATGCTGCCTTCTTGATACCAAGAACTGGAGGTAATCCTAAGACGGTAAGAATAGCATCTATGTGGACAGACTATGTCGCATCACAAACTGCTGACTTTATCTTGAGAACTCAAGCAACAAGCAACGGAACAAATATCAACGCAAATACTCTTACACAAACTCGTTTATGTAATTGCACAACAACTACTATTAGTGGAGTTAAATTAGCAGGTTGTGTCAAGTGTTCAGTCTACACACATAAAACTATTCAATAATAAGTAAGTAAAATGGGAGGCTTAATGCAATTAGTATCAAAAGGCGCACAAGATATTCTAGTATGTGGGAACCCATCATTCACACATTTTAGGTCTGTTTACAAGCGCCACACAGATTTCGCAATGGAACATTTTGAATTGGTGTTCCAAAGCAAGAATTTACAAATTCCTCAGTCCGGGACGGTAACATTGAGGGCAAGAGTGGAACAGTTTGCGCAGTTAATAAATGATTGTTACTTAGTTCTTACTTTACCAAGCATCTTTTCACCTGTAGTTCAAGTATCTTCTCAACATGCCACATTGAATTACAATTCAGGCGCCATAGGATACGATTTTCAATGGGTAAAAAATTTAGGTTACAATATGATCAATTATGTTTCGTTGGTCATCAATGGTCAAGAAGTAGTCAGACATACAGGCGAATGGATGAAGTTATACGCAAACTTGAACTTTGACGCAAACAAAAAAGCCATCGTTGATCGTATGGTTGGAAACGTTCCTGAAATGTATGATCCTGCGAACGCTTACGATAGAATGAACCAGTATCCTAACTCTATTTCCACATCTACAAAATTAGCAGAACCATCAATTTACGGAACAACACTCAACATTCCACTCCATTTTTGGTTTTGTGAAAATGTAGGAGCTGCCTTACCTATTGCCGCTCTCCAATACTCGGCAGTGGAAATCGTCGTTGAATTGAAAAATATGTATCAATTATTCACAGTTATAGATGTTCGTGAAACAGTCAAAGGAGTCGCAAATCCTAATTTTGGTTTAAGAGTAGCACCAGATCCAACAGATCCTGCTTTCAGTATTAGTAATTTCTTGTCTCCTCCCACATACTCTGTGACTCCAGTTCCTACAGTTCCAAACTTAACTACTTGGAACATGAACCCATACATCGAAGCAAACTACATTTTCTTGAGTGACGCAGAATTAGCACACGTTGTCAAAACAGACCATTCGTTCATCATTAACCAAGTAGATATAACAACTGCTGATGGTCAGTATGGTCCAAGTAACGATATGCTACTCTTGATGCGTAATTTATGTACACAAGTCGTTTGGGTAGCCCAACGCATAGACAGATTACAACAGAACGATTACGATAATTATACAAACTGGGCAGATCCTTATAAACCGCCAATAGATACCACAAATTTCACATTTTTAATGCAACCTTACGTATCAGGAAACGCTCTTCCAACAAGCGTATCTCAACGAGACATTTTGATTGAATCTACCATCGTGCTCGATGGATTAGAACGATTTTCAGTAAAACCTGCTACATTCTTCTCACAAATCCAAAACTACAGACATCAATCAGGCAGAACAATCAACGATATTCCCGGAGTGTATTCATACTCATTTTCATTAGATCACGCAACAGGCCAACCAAGTGGTCACTTGAACGGATCAATGGTAAACAAACCAGTATTACGAAACACGTATGTCCAACCTCCTGCCATTCCTCCAACTTTATCAACTGGAACGGTAACACAATGTGTATTGAGATCATCGTTGAACTTACCAAATCCTACAGTGGTCAACCCAAACCAAAAAGACGCATTTGGAAATCCTTTGTATAGTCCAAGCGACGTAGTTACAGTAGTAGTCAAAGGAACTGCTCAAACAAATCAATACACTTATAACGTTAGAGCCTTTGTGGAATCATACAATTATTTGAGAGTTACAGGAGGAATAGCGAACGTTGTTTTCAGTTCTTAAGTCGTTTGCTGTATAATAATAATGGCGACAGGTATCAGAATAAAGTCCGCAACATACGGAATTGCGACATCAAGTGTAGACGTAAGCAAGGAAGTCCTTTCTTACCTCCAAAATGGACGTATTTCATTTGTAGTAAGTCCTGCTGCTTTGAATATACAAGATCCTGCTCCGGGTCAAGTAAAAACATTGAGCGCAGTATACACTATCAACAACGGCAAGGATAACACTATTTCGGCCACAGACGATCAGACATTCACAATAGATGCTCCGCCGGCAAGAATAGCATCGGGATTACAAATCAAAAAAGCAGAATACGGTTACGACACAAATTATACAGACGTCACAAGTGCTGTAAGAACGTATTTGGATAACGGGTCAATTGATATGAAAGTAAGTCCCACAACTGTAGGAATACCCGATCCAAACCCAACCAAACAAAAGTTCTTGAAAGTCGATGTTGAAATCAACGGAGAACCCAGTTCTTATAAAGTAGAAGACGGAAAGCATTTCACTCTTTCTGCTCCGGCAGTGAATACAACCGCAAGAGACAGTCCATCTGAAACATTTGGTTCGTTTGTAGGTGTGTTCTTCAATCGTATTTTCACCATGATTTTCTTGACTTTCTGGTTCGCAAGCACAAGAGTAACTTTTGATTACGGAAAAGGATTGTTCACTGGAGGTCAATACGTTCTTGGTGCCTTAACATTAGCAACTGGAGGTTTGTTTCCTGTATTCATTCTTCCCTTTTTCACTTTTGTATGGAAACTGATCTACGGATAAAATAAATGTCGTCCTCTAAAATGTCTCTTGACGAAGCGACCGATATCTCTGAAGTTCCCTTCGTTACGCCTACGCGTCAAACACGTCGTTCTGATCCAGAAACACCTTATTCTCCTGCTTATGAAGTGAAATTACCTTCAACTCCAGAAGCCAAACAAATAGCCAGAGAAGTCACTAAATACGAAGATAAAGTGTCTTTAGCAAGTCGCGGTTTAATTACACCTCCTCGTCAAATCAAAAAGACACGTAAAGGAGGACGCAAACAAAAATCAAAAAAGACACGCAAAACAAAACGTCGTCATTCTCGCAAGTAAAAAATTTTTATTTTGTTTTCTAATTTTTCTAATTTTTATTTCTTTTTTTGTTTTTTTTAAATTTTTATAATTTATTAGTTGCTGGGACCATACTTGTATTCCAGAAACTGTCTAACATAAGATATAAATTCTTCTTTAAACGCTTTCTTGTTCCATTCTTCATCGGGTATTGCATCTACCCATTCTCGGAATTCTTCCTTCAATTCGCTTGTTTTAATATTGTTTCTTACTTCATCGTCTTTTACAAACTCACGTAGAACATCAAATGATTGAAGTTCTTCACTGAAGCAGTCATCGCTCATGTCGAGTCTTGACTTCTTCTTTCTTGGAGCACGTGGTTTCTTAGGAGCTGCAGGAGGTTCTTCACCTTCCGCTGGAGTTTCCTTCTTTGCACGTGTCTTCTTCTTTGGTGTTTCAGTTGTAGTTGTTGTTGTCATATCGACTACAATTGGTTCAGTAGTTACTGGTTCAGTAACATCTGGTTCTACAACTGCTGGTTCAACTGCCTTCTTTCTAGGAGCACGTGGTTTCTTGACAGGAGCAGCAGGAGGTTCTATGCCTTCTGTTGTTTCTTCCTTCTTTGCACGTGGCTTTCTAGTTTTCTTAGGAGTTTCAGCGATCTGAATTTCCTTAGTGGTAGTTTCTTCAACATTTCCAAAGTATTTTTGCTTGTAAGCAACGGCGAGAGACAATGCTCTTTCAGAGATATGTTGGAATACTTCTCTGCCTTCTAATTCGTTCATTTCAGTAATAAGTTCTACTATACTATTGAAATCACTTTTCATTGCTGGTGTAATTGTTGCGTTCATTTTAATTGTTGATTGCTTTAATTATGTTTTGTAAATTACCTTTTCTAATGAAAAATAAATCCGTTTTTTAAAATCAAAAATTTTTATTTTGTTTTTTTGTTTTTCAATTTTTATTTTGTTTTTTTGTTTTTCAATTTTTATTTTGTTTTATAATTTTATTATAAATTTTGTTGCATTAATAATTTGTCCATCTGGAGATACTTCTGCGATAACATCAATACGAGCTTCTGGTATTCCTACAAATCTTTCCATGTATTCTACAAACGCAAACATATCATCTCGAGTAAAATTAATCATTGTTAATTTACCATTTTCTTCTTTATATTTCAAATCGTGATCTATAAAGTATGATTTTGCTGTAAAATTAAGATCTATAGGTTCAGATACATGTTCATGTATTACTTCTTCATCTGAAGAAGATTTACCGAAATCATCTTTACCAGGGATATGGGTTATCATAATACATTCATGATAACCAGTGTGAGTTGGATGGAATTTAAATCCTCCTTTAACCAAACTGAGAAACAATATTCTGTATCGTAGATCAGATAATTCGCTAGTATCGAATGCGTCTCCGTTACATACATCATCCATATATTCGAATCGTGCTATATCAATCCAATCTTTCATTGGAATTGGTTCGAGTTCTGGTTGTTTTGGCTCACTGAGTATACATAAGAACTCTTCTTCGTATTCAGTGCCTTCTTGGTAAAGCATAGTTTCATACGTGAAACCTGCCTTATACAAACTGCGTTTAAGCAGTTTTTTGTCTACTCTTGGCATATGAGCTATCTCATATACCTCTTTAGACTCATAAATTTTAACTATTCCTTTATCACCAAACAATTTGATGATATCAGAAGTTTGTTCCATAGGAACTTTTTCAACCCTTGTGTGAAGACTAGCTGGATCTCTATGGTCATGTTTACAACCATATTTAGAAGCCTCTTCAAAGTTAGACCAGTCTACCTTTACCTTTGGTGGAGGTGGTTTTAACATGGGATTTGGGATGTTACATTTTCCTCTAAGGAAATGTTCACATACTTGGTGATGGAAACCACAATCGTTATATATACAATCGTTTCCATCTCTGCACCATCTTAGATAGGTGCCTACTTGATTCTTTTCTTTACTCATTTTGCTTTCTTGTTCTTGAATTCGAAGCCGGTTATACAAAGTATTTACTTGGTATAAACGACAATTGTTAATTGTTAAGTCTTTTAATTCTGTTCGAGGCCGGCTATAACGAAGATCTTTGCTTGCTATAGACGACACAATTGTAAGTATGAATTTTGTAATCATAATGTATTCTACCATCTTTTAGAAAAAATAAATTCATTTTTTTCAATTGCGTTTTCCAGTTCATATTATAGTTGATCAAAATTACAAATGTCTAGCACCGAATTCGCCAAGGCACATTTACGTGAACATTTAGTTGGATTATTGGTCAGCCCTGTAGCAGATGGGTTCTGGTCAATATACGATTCAGCTAAAGAGTTATGCGATCGAAACGGACAATTAGATCAAGTTTTGAGAACCTTTCAAAACATGTTAACTCGTATCCCTGAATGGTCAGAAGAAACTTTGAATACTGAAGTAGAACGCATTGTAAAGGTGAGCAAATGTACTTACTTGGATGATCTCTTGATGGGTGTATTCATTTCATACATGAAATCATTTGCGTCTCTTCATTATCGTGGAAGTTCTTCTGAACTCAAAATTGAATTTGAACGCCCTTCTATTTCCAAGTTCATTCACGAAATGTACAAGCAATCTGCGCGTAAAATGTGGCAAATGGCTTACTATTTCAAGACAGTAGGAGTCGCATCTGAACAACAAGCACGTAATCGTCAGGACATTGAACGAGTCATTACTGAATGTATGGAACAAGTCATTCGTAGTTTCTTACCTTGGGAAGCAATTGCCAAGAAATACTTTGCTGACGACGAATATGCTACACCTACACCAGTTACAACAGAAAGTGTAGTTTCTGAACCTATTTCTATTCCTGAACCTCCTAAGGTAATGTTTGAAGAAGGAACAAAAGAAGAAGACGGAGAAGATGATGATGAAGACGAAGATGACAATGGAACCGATGATGGACGAGGTCTCTTAGAAATCGGAGATGAAGAAGCCACCATTGAATTTGAAGATATGGACAAGCCCAAAGAAGAAGTTAAGAAGGTCGAAGTTGTAGAAGAAGTTGATCCATTGAAAGAAATTGAAGGAAAAGCCACTGAAGATACTCTCGTTCTAAATTTGTAAAATTTAGCGTGAAATCCGAATAAATGATGCTCGTTATTGCTTCTATCGCCGTTGCGTTGGTATGTTTTATCGTTTATGCTTTAGAACGTCGTTCTAAAAGCGAACCTATTGTATGGACAGACGCAGGAAAGATCACGATATTTGGTGGAATTATAGCAGCTGGGGTGGTATTTGCGACCACTACAGATGTTGTTACTGATACAGTGAAATCAATGGAAATACCTGCCGTACAAGATATGTTTATTGGCCGCCCAACATTTTAAAGATCTAAACACAACAATGGAAAAACCAAAATACAACAGAGACAACTTCATACGTCAACCGGGACAACTTCCTCCCCAACAGGCACCGAATCAACCGCGTAAAAAGATTTCAAAGACAAAATTTCGGTTTTTGGGACAGCATTTTTGGAATATCTCGCAATAGCTTTATACAAATAGAATCCGTGATATCTATCATGTTTCGGGTTCTCTTTGCCAAACAAAATTGAGTTTCCGTCTTCTAAAGTTAACCATTTCATGTACATTTTGAAAATAGGGTTTTCCTTGTAATCTTCGCAATCAGGACCTTCAGGAAAGAAGTCCCAGAAAGTAGATGTTGCTAATCTTACTAAATCAAAGGAAGGGTTAGGTTTGATTTCAGGGTATTTGGCCATATACCAAGGCTCAAAGTTGTATTGTCCTCCTGCTTCTTCGTCAACGCAGAAATGATCGCTCATGAATAATTTAGGTTCTTTCATTCCGATAACTTTAATGGATCCAATACCACGTTCAAAATCAATAAGTTTAATAAGGTATCCGTAAGTGGGAACTTTGTATATTTGACCAGCGCAGTTGTAATACAAGTATTCTTTAGTTGTAGAAACATACATGACATTATTCGAATGTAAATCGTTGTGAGTGAAACCAAAAGTTCTTTGTGCGAACGCCAAAGCAAAAATGACTTGAGATAACCACGCAAGATGTTTCAAAGGATTTGGATTCTCTGCGCAAAGTTCATGGAAGGTTCCTTCGCATTTTTCCATGACAGTGATTTGAACAGGAACGTTAGAGAATGATGCCCAAGCGAAAGGTTCATCATCTTCATCTTCGTCTTCATCGTCTTCATCTTCTTCGCAATCACATGAACGGACACCAAAAATATAAGAAGTGGATACAGAAGAACTATCTGATCCGTCATCATCGTCTTCTTCTTCGTCTTTCATGGTAATAGAGTTCATTTCAGCGGGTTCTACTGTTGTAGATTCAACACCTTCAAGTTCTTCTACATCTCCTAAATCTGCGTTTTCTCCAAGAAGCAAAGAAGTTCGGTCTCCACGAGTATGACGAAAATCTCCAGAAAAATGAACACCTTCTGCTAATTTGATTTCAAATGTCTTGCCGATATTTTGACTGAACCATGATCGTTCACATAAATCTCCGTAATCATCGGAAATATCGATGGTGTGTTTTTCGGACATTCCTGTATAAACACCATAAACTTTAGGGAAGTGTGGGTTTCCAGATTGAGATAAAACTACAGATAAGAGGGCACCGACATAGGCAGCGTTATTCGAATCCTGAATCTTGCGTTGTATTTCTTGTGCTTCTTCTTCGGAAGTAGGAAGACCTAAGTATGTTCCGTAGTCTCCTTGCATCCACATATATGGACTCAAAAGCATGGTGATTTTCTTGTGGACTTCAACAGAAGTGCCCTTGGTGGTGCGGATAGTATCGGCGTCCACGATGGAAGAAATCCCTTCGTTTAATCTGAATCCAAACTCCTTGGGAGAATCAAGAACTTCAGTTTTGAATAATCGTTCAATAGGAGGAAAAAAAGGTTGGATATGTTGGATACCCCAAGTCTGTTCTGATTTCAAAGACTTCAAATCGGTGTATCGTTGTAAAGAGAGGGCGACGGAGTTTGTCCTTAGGTCGCTGGACGACGATTTTGTGCGCTTGACCATATTATACTCCCATGTTAAACATAAACTAAAAACTTCACGCACTCAAGACAAGATGAACTTTAATATCAAGAAGTTCAATATTGACATGCTGAAAGACAGATGTGAAATTGATTCACGAAAGTCGCCTATGATTGTTGTTATAGGTAAGAAGGATACCGGAAAATCTTTCTTGGTTCGCGATATTCTCTACAATACCCAACGTTGTTTCCCTATTGGAACCGTTATTTCTGCTACTGAGGTCGCCAACGAGTTCTTTCAGCACATGGTTCCTTCCAAACTGATACACGATAAATACCAACCTCCTATCGTAATGAATGTTATTAAGCGTCAATTAGGTATTAAAACAGCAAGAAACGAAGAGAAGAAGAGAAGTGGAGGTAATTCTCATATAGATCCTCGTGCGTTCTTGATTTTGGACGATTGTTTGTATGATGGTTCATGGATCAAAGAGGAATCAACTCGTTACGTATTTATGAACGGACGTCACATTGATTTGATGACAATTATCACTATGCAGTATCCTTTAGGTATTACACCAAATTTACGAACGAACGTAGACTTTATATTTATTTTGCGCGAGACTATCTTGGGAAACCGCAGAAGAATATACGAGAACTACGCAGGTATGTTTCCAACCTTTGAAATGTTCTGTCAGTTCATGGATCAATGTACGGAAAATTACGAGTGTTTAGTTATTTGTAACGGGGTTTCGTCAAACAAATTAGAAGATCAGGTGTTTTGGTATAAAGCATCAGATCATCCAGAGTTTCATTTATGCGACGATAGTTTATGGGTGGACAACAAACCTTTCTCAAGCACGATGTTGGCCCAAGACGAGTATAACGCAGACACATTAAGAAAAAAGAGTAATTCTCCTTGGGTTCACGTCAAGCAACAAGGCAAGTAAAAAATACATTCGTTAAAATAATATGGCAAAGACCAGAAAAATACACGGACGTGGGTTGTTCGATTCGTTTGGAAAACCCAAAGAACTAAAACCTGAATTGAAAGCAAAAGGAGTTGCGTATTTAGCAAAAATAAATAAAGAAGCAGACAAACTTGTTGAACAAACTAGAGCAAAGATTGCGGCAGAAGACGCAGCAAAGGCAAGTAGTAAGGCTGTAGTAGATAGTTTACAAGCAAGATTAGATGCTCTTCGCAGACCAAAAGGAGGACGTAAAACACATCGTCGTAAATCACGAAAGCATCGCAAATAAATTAAGCAAATAGAACAAATGTCTAAAAGGTGTCCTCCGGGAACTTATGATAAAACACCAGAAGCACCATATCCTTCGTGTTTAAGACCATCTACAACAGAGTTCGGCGGTAAGACTCGTCGTCGTAAACATCGCAAATCAAAAAAGAGTCGTAAAACTAAAAAGCGTTTATAAATCACGAACTGCTCCTTCAGAAGGATGTACTGCGTCTTCAATGGCACGCGATACGTCGTTCATATCAGCTAAACCAGCATCAGCCTTAGCATCTTCAAGTGCTTTACGTCTGCGTTCTTCGTTTTCCTTCTTTTGGGCTTCAATACGTTGAGCCTTTTCTTCTTCGAAAAAGATTTCGCGATTGACTTCGTTTTCTTTGTATTTTCTCATCATTTCGTTGAGTTCCTTTTCGGCATATTCAACTTCGGGCATCATGTTTTCAGATGGGTCCCAAGGAAGCCAGGCACCGACTTTACCAATGTATAAGTTATCGTTAGGGTAACGACGTTGCATTACACGAGCAAAGGTTTGGGTTTCTTCCAAGTTGGAAAAGACACGACGAACTTTTACACCACGAACATTGGTTTGAAATTCAACTTTTTCGTTGAACTCATTTTCTAAGTCCTTTTCGTTCTTGAGTAAGAAGACTTGGTATTGTTCATGAATATCGGTCTTCTTGATTTCTTCATTGTGGACTTTCTTGAATTCTTCCAAATCCTTGAATAAGTCATCAACTTTAACTGAATACTTTTTGGAAAGAAAGGCAAGAAAGTGTTCCATACCTTTGATTTTCCAGTCGTATTCTAACCATTCAACAAACTTTTCGTTGTAGAATTCATTCTTTTGTTTGATCACTTTTTCAGGTGAAATAAAAGAGATGATACAGTAACGTTGGGTTGGTATTTCTGGATCTTCTTCCAAATAATCAATGGTAGTTCCAGTTTCATCTTTGACGGGGAGAGTTTCGCGAGGCATTTGATTACTAAAAGAGGGCAATGTTAAAGTCTTTAAAATAACGAACTAGACTTTAGTATTGGGTTTACATTTTCCTATACCCAAAGTCTGTTGCATCATGATCGGGGCCGGACAACCTTTACAAGGACATTTTTGATGGTCAAATCCTATGATGTGTCCCATTTCATGCGAGACCATATACTGACGGTATTCATCCAATGGTAATTTACTTTTAGCGGCGCCGTGGAACCATCGTTCAGCGTTCAACCATATACGTCGTCCCCCCATTTCGGCACACGATAAGTTAGACATTCCACACATAGAACCAATAGTAGATTCTGACGATAAACGGATAAGAACGTCTTCATTTTGAGAGACAGGTTCAAAAAAGTATCCTCTCCTGATCCATCCGTCTGGATCGTTCAAGTAGGTCATGACATAAAATTCAATTTGAGAAGGATTAACAATTGAGTATTTTCTTTTTACATCGTCATCTACAACGACTTTGACTCTCATTGCTTTTTACAAAAATGGTTTTTTTCTCTGCTCCTAACTATAAAAAATGCCAGAACAAAAGTCTGTCCCTCAACCAATGGGCGTTGATTTCAGCGACCTCGTTACTCGCGCAATTAAATATGCTTTTGAAGGTTTAGCCGTAGCCATCGCTGCCTACCTCTTACCAGGCAAGGGACTCAAACTCTCCGAAATCGGAATGATTGCCCTCGTCGCCTTAGCCACCTTCGCCATTCTTGATATCTACGCACCATCTGTCGGTTCATCTGCCCGCACAGGTGCCGGTTTCGGTATCGGGGCTCATCTTGTTGGCTTCCCATAGTCATTTAAACATAAGAAAAATAGGTAATAAATAGGTAATAAATGTCAAGAAGAAAAAAGAACATGTCTAGTGCCGAATTTGATGAATGGTTCCAGACACGTTTAGAGCACCGAGAGAATGGGTGTATGGTATGGTTAGGACAAACTCTTGCTAAAGGATACGGACACGTTAGAGGAGTCGATAGTAAAAAGGTATTAACTCACCGATACGCATTAGCAATAAAACTTGGACGTCCGATTGGAGAGAATATGTGTGCCCTTCATACTTGCGATAACCCTCCTTGCTGTAATCCTGACCATCTGCGAGAAGGAACAAACCAAGATAATGTAGATGATAAGATGGCGAAAGGTCGTGAGGCACGAGTCCAAGGTGAAAAACATGGATGTTCTAAACTTACAGAAGCACTAGTTCGTGAAATCAGGGAACAAAAAGGCAAGTTGTCTCAGCGAAAGCTCGCATCAAAATATGGTGTTTCAAGAGCACTTATATTCAAAATTTTGGTGAGAGAACTATGGAGCCACATTGATTAGAATACTTTAATCAAAGCAGTCTGATAGACTATTCATAATACTTGAAGTTGAAGTATAACCAAATTGAACCCGTTCAAGAACACACATTCGTAATGATTCGTGTTCTTGGTCGGAATTTATTTCAACTAAAAGTCCACATTCTGGACTTGAACGTAACGTAATTTTTATTACTTTCCATTCGGTTTTATCGTCCATAATATCCACAATTAATTCGTCATATGATTCTTTGAATTCGTTAATAGCATTATAAAAGTCTTTCATTTTGTCTATGACGTTAGAAGTATTCCCATTAAGATTTCCGTTTTTAGTCATTTTAATTAAGACAGACTATAGAAGGTAATGTATCTTAAAAAGAAAATTCCAAAAGCGCTCAGAGAGCAAGTATGGGTTTTCAATTTCGGAAAAGTGTTTTCTGCGAAATGTTTTACTCCTTGGTGTCAAAACATCATTACGGTGTTTGATTTCCAATGTGGTCACGATGTTCCTGAATCAAAAGGAGGACCTACACATTTATCGAACTTAATTCCTATTTGTTCAAGATGTAACATGTCTATGGGAAACACGTTCACATTCAGACAATGGGCTGAGCAAGGAACAGACCAAAAACGAAATAATTGGTTTTCACCTTCTTGCTGTCATAACATACAATGTATCCATCCGTCAGATACGAAGGAAAATGGTATAAAATCCAACCCAAAAGATACGAGCCTGAAAGTCAAACATTTAAAATAGCATGGATGATGATACGTAACCCTGCTCTCACTTCCGAACAAGCATACCGATTATATTTTCAGGAACAGCGTGAAGATGTAAAAGTTTTATACCCTTCATTTAGAAAGGAAGAAAATGGCAGTTAGTTATTGGTCCATTGCGACAGCATTTATCGTAGCTGTATTGGTAGTACTTGTTTTTATTTTGACTTATTACCTTGTTACCGGAGTCTTACCTGGATCTAGAATGATTTTGCTTCCACCAGATACACCACTTCCATCGAGCGATACAATTTCTGCTCCAACGGTTCCTTCTTTAGATTATCAGGCTCCAGATGTTTCTTCTTGGTTAAGTATTTTTACACCTGCTCCTACCGTTGCCGATTCACCCAAGAGTCCTCCTTTAGCAGATAACGGATTAGGAGACCAACAAGCAAAGTTTATTTATTTTTACGCTACATGGTGTCCATGGTCAAAAAAGGCACAAGAACCTTGGTCATCTTTCAAACAGTTGGTTAAAAATAAAAAACTCGTTTACGGAAATTACAAAATATCATTTGAAGAAGTGAATGGAGATTCAGATAAAGGAAAGGCAGCTCTTTACAACATAACTGCCTTCCCAACATTCAAACTTGAAACAAAAGATAAGTTATACGAAATGAAAGGAACTCCGGCAGTAGTAACGTTCCAACAATTCTTAACTACAATTCTTGGACCTGAGAAATCTACGAACGGAAGCGCCTGAACTTTTTAAAATATCTTCGACATCAAATTCTTCAATGTTGGACATACTTCGAAGTTTAGGATACGAAAGACAAACTGTACAATCCCGCTTTACTTGATCATGAAAATTCTTGACAAGTAAACTATGGATATCGTGAATGTAAGTTAATGGAGACATCGTGTCTAGAGTTTTAGGAGTGAATTTAGTATCAGTAACCGTTTGTTTGAGGGAAATACAGAGAACG